ATCATCATTCTCCTCATGCAGGTCCGTTACATCCAAACAGCCGAACAGTTCAAGGAAGTTCTGCCCGAGTTAAAGCAGATTCCAAAAATGTGCTTGGACTGCGAAACAACGGGTTTGCAAGCAACGATCGCGAAACTCCGGTTACTACAGCTCTGTGACGCCACGCCGGAGATCGAGGATCGTACCGTTTATGTCCTAGATCTATTTAAGTTCAAACCAAACGAGGAACTTAAGGAACTTATAGAGTCTCGCTCCATGTTGCTGGCGCACAACATGAACTTCGACTTCCAGTTTCTGCTATCGATCGGGATTGATTTTAAGAACAAGATCTTCGACACGTACGTCGCAGAGCGCGTCCTTCGCTCTGGCTTTAAAGAGAAACGGGTCAGTCCAAAATCTCAGACTACATACTTTACAGACGTCAGCTGCAGCTTGAAAGCTGTGGCGGAACGTAGGCTCGAAATTGAAATCAGTAAGGAGCAGCAGAAGTCTGACTGGGGCGCCGAAGAACTCGACATCGAACAAATCGAGTACGCCGCAGGAGACGTCGATATCCTTCCACGCATCGCGGCATCGCAGTTAGCAGAACTAAAGGAGGAGAACCTTTTACCCGTCTATGGGCTCGAATCCAAGTGCGTCCGCCCCGTGGCAATGATGAGCTACAAAGGATTCTGTGTCGATTTGACTAAGTTAAACAAACTCAAAGCATCTATTGAAGAAGAGCTGGAACATAAGACCGAACAGTTCGTTAAGTCACTGGACGATAGACTTCCGACAGATCTGAAACTTCCTCGGGGAATTGATGGAAAGGTCGCAGTCGGTAAGAGACCGAAAAAAGATTTTAATCCTGGATCCACGACGCAGGTTATCTCTGCCTTTACTGCTTGCGGTATCGAGTTGCCTAGAGACGCCAAGACGGAGAAGAAAACCCTCAACCAAATCGCTCTCGCAGAGTTCGATAGCGACGACCCCACGCTGAACCTCTACAGGCAGCGGGTAAAAGTGGAGACAAAACTAGAACACATCACCAAGCTGCTAGAAAATGTAAATCCCGTAACGCTCCGTATTCACTCTGGTTACAACCAAACAGGCGCAAACTCAGGGCGCTTCACGAGCAATGGTGCTCCGAAGACAGCTAAAAGGGAAAAGAAAACAGTTTTTGCAGTCAACATCCAGCAAGTTCCAAGAGGTAAAGAATTCAGGGAGTGCTTCATCGCGGAGCCGGGATTCAAGCTGGTGATCTGCGACTGGGCTCAGATCGAGCTGCGACTCGGTGCGGAACTGATCAACATCCCTCAGATGCGGCAGGCATTTAAAGATGACATTGATTTACACACAATGACTGCTAGTCTTATTTACAGGAAGGACTTACACGAAGTGTCTAAAGATGAACGACAAGATGGAAAGACTCTGAACTTCGCATTGCTCTACGGAATGGGCTACAGAAAATACAAGACATATGCAGCACAGAGTGGGAAGATGCTTTCTCTGTCAGAAGCGAAAGTCGCACACGCGGCCTTCCATACGGCATACCCACGCCTGCGCATGTGGCACCGGGAGAGGGCGGCTCTGGTAGAGGACGGCTGGGCTTATGTACGTACAGCGTGCGGACGGCGCAGGCTTCTGAGTTATGACGATGCGACAATGATGTGCTCAGCCAACACCCTGATCCAGGGCAGCGGCGCAGACATCCTGAAGATCGCCATCGCAGATCTGAACGAACACTTAGATGAAAATGTGCGAATGGTCGCGTGTGTGCACGACGAAATTGTGCTGGAAGTAAGAGAGGATCTTGCTAATAAATACAAGGAGGTGCTGGAAACCGCCATGATCCAAGCAGCTCAAAAAGTGTTAACATCTGTCCCAGCATCAGCAGATGCGAATGTTGGTGATTCATGGGCCGCTAAATGAGTGAACTAGTTAAAATCGAAAAAACAGCAGAAAAAGAGGTCTTTGCTATTAAGTTAGGAAAGACCTACGTGGCGGTTGTTAATGCAGATGATGGACTTTATTTCCTCCCGTCCCTATACGAGTCACCCCTTGTAGCGTGCAACGCAGCCAGAGCAGAGAAACGAAAAAACAGCATCACGCTGAACGTTAAGAAAAAAGTAAATAGTGCGCAATCTAAGAAAAGCACTAAGATAGCGAAGGTAAATTCCCTCTACACCGAGGAGGAGATGTCCTCGCGCCCGTATTTAAAGTTCCGAGAGGTCTGGGTGATCCTGAACCCACGCGGGGAGTTTGTCGAAAACGCCATCCAGGGCGAGACCCTGGTCATGTACAACGGTAAGAAAGAAAAAGCAGAGGTTTTTAAGAGCTACGAAGAAGCTCTGTGTACAATGAAGACTTTAGATATGGTTGTTCGCAAGGGGCATTACCTTCGAAGATTTTTCGAAGAAATGAAATGAAAGCACACCGACTAAACAGTGAGTACGTGATTTAGTGATCGAAAACTTGCTACGATCATAGGAGATAGATTTAGTCGCGTGGCTGTTCGGCGTCGTCCTTCGTACGGTTTTTCGTTAGCCGGAACATCTTTCGGCGTTAGCCCCGAAGTGGGTGTTTCGAAGAGCACGCTGGCACAATTATTTCCCGAGTTGGCCCGAGTGGCTGGTCAAGGACGGAACTTCCGTTCCGCGCAGGGTGCCGCAGAATCAGAAGAAGTAGAAAAACCAAAGGAAACGACCCCGACTACAACTAATACCGGTGTAGCTGAAATTGGCTCTGAAGAAACTGTACCGGGATCCGAAATCCAAGGATACAACTTGGTAGGAAACCTTACGTACGGGGCTCCTTTTAATATCCAGGTTGGCCCTACTGGCCCGCAGGGACGCGGTAACCGTTTGGGGTATTCAGCAGCCGTCTCTACTCCGACTACGCCGACACAAGTAGGAGCTACTTCACAGTCCTCAGTAGGACTTCCGGAATACAGAATGCCGGAATTCAAAATGCCGGAGTTTGACTACTCGCCCTTCGAAAGTCTGCTTGAACAAGGTCGCGGTATCCTGAGCAGCATCCAGGAAGCGGCCCGAGGGATGACCCCCTCACAACAAATGGAAACCGCTCCAACGGAACAAGCTCCGGCAGCAGTGACGACTGCTCCCACAGCGGGTCCGACTGCTACGACTCCCGTCCGTTTGCAGGTTAAGCAGGCTGCCGAAGCATACGGAAAGGAATCAGTTCTCGGTAAGACGGGGGCAAAAAATCTTCTGTCGCAAGGCGTCGACCCGACCCAGATCGAGAAGCAAGCCCGTGCTGCTGGGGTGTCACTCGGCAGTAAAGCACAGAGCGCTGTCGATCGTGCACAAGTCCAAGCGATTGTGCAAGCTCCCACAGGGCTCAAGACTCAAGTTCAGCAAGTTGCGCAGGCCACGGATGCCGGAAGAATCACGCAAGCTGGCGCTCAGGCTCTGATTTCTAGTGGTGCAAGTGCTGCGAGGATCGAACGAATCGCGGAAAAACAGGGAATCGACATCGGTAAGCAAGCTCAGCAATTAATCGATAAGGCGCAAGACAAAAAAGGTAAGAAGTGAATCAATACTCAATTAAACTTGAACGTAACGACAAAAAGTTAGTCCTCGCCGTCCAGTCCAACGACACAGCTCACGTCCAAGCTCAGGCTGTAGACATTTGTAGAGCTGTAGACGCTACACAATATTCTATAAGCTACGAACAAATTGAAGAGTCTGCTTTAGCTAAACTATTCCGCGACCTAGCTTTCAACAACTTCGAGTACACGAAGTGTTCTGAGTGGGAAGGATCGTTCTCAAATAAGCAACCATGCTTCTACGTATTAGGAAAACGAGTATACGTCCGTTATTCGTTTCTCTTATATCTGGACATCCCTAAAGACAACTGTTATCCAAAGCCACGCTGCGGGAACCCAAACTGCATCAACCCGTTGCACTTTGATTACAAAACGGCAAAGCACTCCAAGCTATCTCCAGGTGATATCGAGATCCTCAAAGCACAACGACGGGAAGGTGCAAGCGTAATCCAGATCGCCAAAATTTTAAATGTACACAGAGCAACAATCTACAGGCATTTACAGGAAGTAGCCTGATTTGATCGCCAAACCGGCTCGGCGCTGGTACCATAGTGCGGTTCGACTGCGGTCGGACACCCAAACCAAACCGGAACAATGAACGTTTTTATCCTTGGCCTTCGGGTCACAGCGAGCGCCGCTGAAGACGAAGGAACTGTAAATGTGCTGGCAGAGTCGCTGCCCTCTAACGAAAAACGTGTTGCAACGAAAGTTCAACTCCTACAAAAAGCTGACCACTACGTCGGTAACCTCCTGAAAAAATTTGAAGAAGGTCAAACCGTCCTGGCGATTGGTCCCACGCGGCCTACTCCTGACGGTGTGCTGCAGATGCAGCCCA